AGATATTAAGGCAATGATGCCTATTGTTGAACAAGAATTAAAAGACGCTGAACAAGCAGCAATAGATAAAAAAGCCTCTGGTAAACAGAAGCTAAAAGATTTAGGATTGGACGACGCAGAAATTAAAGCGTTGATAGGAGCATAATATGAGCAAACTTGAAGTTGATGCAATAGAACCTCAATCAGGAACCACTTTAACTATTGGTGCGAGTGGGAACACAATAACTGTTCCTAACGGTTCACTGTCTGGACAAAACTATCCAGCTTTTCAAGCAAAATTAAATGCAACTCAAAATATTTCAGATTCAGTAACTACAAAAGTTCAATTTGATACAGAAATTTTTGATACAGATAATGCTTATGACAATTCAACAAACTACAGATTTACACCACAAGTTGCTGGTAAATATTTTGTATTTAGTTTTATAGAAGGAGATGGTACAGGCACAAATAAAACTGAAAGAGTCCAGTTACTTATTTATAAAAACGGTGTAATTCATAGTTTAATTCAAAATTTTCCAAATACTTCTGCTGAATCAAATAATGTAGGACTCACTATAAATTCAGTTTGTGATATGAATGGTTCTACAGATTATATTGAAATATTTGCTTATGTAGATGCTCTTTCAGTTCAAGCTACTGTAATAGGTTCTTCCGACCATTTAAGGTCAACTTTTGGTGCATACAGGATAGGAGCATAATCATGGCTAGTTTATCAAATAAAATAAGAAAATATGTAAATGCAGAAGTAGATTTCACAACTGATGTAATTCTACAAGATGACAGTAATAGTCAAGGTGCATATATTAAAGAATGGAACTTAGATATTGCTAAACCTACTCAAGAACAATTAGATGCTTTAGAAACTGAAGCACAAACTTATGAAAACAATCAGCAAATAATTTTAACAAGAAAAAACTTATATGGTTCTTGGGAATCACAACTAGAAGAAATTTATGATGATGGTATAGATAGTTGGAAAGCTAGAATACAAAAAATTAAAACAGATAATCCGAAGGAAGCTAAATAATGGGTAAACTAGAAGCATACAAAACCCTCTAGATATTTAACTTTATCTCAAAGTCAAAACGGTTTATAAAGATATTTATGCTACAAAAACTTAATTTCAAACCGGGTTTCAATAAACAAATTACAGAATCAGGTGCAGAATCTCAATGGGTAGATGGGGACTTTGTCAGATTTAGGTATGGCTTGCCTGAAAAAATAGGTGGCTGGTCACAACTTACCAATTCTAACAAAACTTTACCAGGCGCAGCGCGTGCACAACATTCTTTTGTATCCTTAAACGGAGAAAAATATGCAGCGATTGGTACATCGCAAGGTTTATTTTTATATTATAATGAGCAGTTTTATGACATTACTCCTTTAGATACAGCCATCACCGGAGCAACCTTTGATGCTACATCAGGTTCAGCAACGGTCACGGTAAATAAAACATCACATGGTCTAGAAGAAGGACGTTATGTAACTTTTTCATCTGTTACCGTCCCAACAGGATCTGGTTATGCAATAACCGATTTCACTGAAAACACTTTTGAAATTACCAATGTTACAGTTAATGCGTTTGATATTATAATGCCTTCAAATTCAGCGGGTACTACATCAGGCACGGGTTCCGCAACAATTGGTCCTTATGTTATTGTGGGTCCAACTTTTCAAACAGCTAACTTTGGTTGGGGAACATCGTATTGGAATGATTCAACATGGGGAACAGCAAGAACTGCAACAAGTGTAGTCCTTGATCCGGGTTTATGGTCTTTAGATAATTTTGGTCAAATACTTACTGCAACTATTTTAAACGGTAAAACATTTACGTGGGATGCAGGAGGTCCAGATGGAAAAGGTGCAAGAGCAACGGTTATGGCTAATGCACCTACTAAAACAAGACTAACACAAGTATCTGATAGAGATAGACATGTATTTCATTTTGGAACAGAAACTACAATCGGTGATACAACGACTCAGGATCCAATGTTCATAAGATTTTCAAACCAAGAAGATTTTAACACATATACTCCAACTGCAACCAACACTGCAGGAACCTTTAGATTAGATAAAGGAAATGTTATCGTTGGAGCCGTATCCGGTAAAGATTATACATTAGTATTAACTGATTCATCAGCTTACGTTATTCAGTTTGTTGGTCCACCTTTTACTTTTTCTGTTAGGCAGGTGGGTACAAATTGTGGTTTAATTGGTCAAAACGCTTTATCATATTCTAATGGTGTTGTATTTTGGATGTCGGGTGAAGGTGGATTTTTTATGTACGATGGTACTGTTAAGGCTATACCTTGTCTTGTTGAAGACTTTGTATTTACAACATCTGGAGATAACTTAGGAGTTAATTACAGTTCTAGTCAACTAATATATTGTGAACACAATACTTTATATAATGAAATAAACTGGTTTTATCCAAAATCTAACACAACTCAAATAAATAGATGTGTTACTTATAATTATGGTGAAGATTGTTGGACAACATCATCCCTTTCTAGAACTTCTTATGTTGATCAAGGGGTTTTTAATACCCCTTACGCAACCGATTATAATAGCACTTTAACTCCTAATTTTCCAATACAAGGAATAAGTAATTTATTTGGTGCATCAATTTACTACGCTCAGGAAACAGGAACTGATCAAGTGAATAGCATTACTGGTACAACCTCTATTAACGCATACATCCAATCAGGAGATTATGATATTACTAACTCTAATAATATTGCTGATTTACGGGGAGACGGTGAATACATAATGTCCGTTAAAAGATTTATACCTGACTTTCAAGTGCTTACTGGTAATTCAAAAATTACATTGTTAATAAATAATTATCCAAGTGATACAGCTGCAAGCTCACCTCTTGGACCGTTTACAGTTTCATCATCTACTGATAAAATAGATACACGTGCTAGAGGAAGACTAGTGGCACTTAAGATAGAAAATGATGCTATAGGAGAAACCTGGCGTTATGGCACAATGCGATTAGATGCTAAACCAGATGGGAGAAGATAATGGCTAAAATAACTGCATATATACCAGAACCAAAACAAGAGTATGAAGTAGATAATCAGAGACAAATTTTAGAATCTGTTGAGACTTTAAAAAACCAACTTAATTTTTCATTTCAAAATGATTTAAAAGAAGAACAAAATACATATAATTATTTTTTATCCTAATGACTATACAATATAAAAGCGAAGTATTTGATTTAACTACCACTAATTTAACTACGGTTTTAAATATATCTGTATCAGCAGTAGCTATTGTTAAAACAGTACAAGCTAGTCACATGGATGCATCAAATGTAGATGCTGATTTATACTTAAAAAAATTTGGTGGCAGTGACGTAGAAATAGGTCATGCGCAGCTTAATAAAAACTCTGAAAATATGATTGTAAATACCTTGAATTTAGAAGCAGGGGATGTTATAAAGATGCAAGCAGATACAGCAAATGAAATAACAGGCGTTGTAAGTTATGCTTTGATAGACAGATCACAGGAGAATGGATAATGGCAAATGAAGATTTATTAAAAATACACTGTACAACTACAGTGATTATTAGAAATACTAAAACCAATAAAATATATAAAGATGAAGTAGAGAAAGAGTCCGATATAGCTGATCCTAATACTGAAACAACAGCAGAACATATTGCTCAGGATGTTGAAATACAGGTTTCACCTAAAGGACTAAATGCACTACAGAAAGTAATGAATGAAAATAAGAAATCTAACACCTAAAGGTGGAACTGAATTACAATTAAGTTTTTTAAATAAATACGTAGATAAAAAATTATTAGACCAGGTACAAATTTGTACTTCGATACCAGGTAAAGTTCTATTAGATTCAAATAAAGTAAATATACTTTGGCAAAAAAATTCTTACGATCAACCTAATTTATACCCTTGGTTTAAAAATAAAACTAATCATTATAAGTATGATTGGTATGTATTTAATTCTCATTGGAATCATGAAAAGTTTAGAATGATGTTTGGTCTACCTACTGAAAAATGTATTGTTATAAAAAACGGTGTAGACAAAATAGAACAATCAAAACCTTATCAAAAAGGACAACCCATAAAAATCATACATCAAAACACTCCTTGGAGAGGTTTATCCGTATTACTTGGTGCAATGCAGCTAGTTAAAAACCCATTAATTACTTTAGATGTATATTCATCTTGTGAAGTTTATGGCAAAGATTTTATGGATAAAAATGATAAAGATTACAAAGCTCTTTATGATCAAGCGGAGTCTTTACCTAATGTAAATTACATTGGTTATAAACCAAATGAATACATAAGAGAAAATATAAAAAATTATAATATGTATGTGTATCCGAGTATATTTGAAGAAACTTCATGCATATCTTTATTAGAGGCAATGTCTGCTGGATTGTACAGTGTTGTAACAAACTATGGAGCTCTTTTTGAAACAGGCGCAGAGTTTCCAATGTATATTCCTTACGATAATAATTACAAAGCTTTAGCTGAAAAATTTGCTTATGGAATAGATGCTGCTGCAGCAACACTTCATGAAAAAGTAATACAAGACCATTTAACTACACAATCTAATTACACACAGTTTTATTATTCTTGGAATAAACAAGCTGCCTCATGGACTAACTTTTTACAAGGAGCAATTAATGCCAAAGCCAAATGAACCTATATGGTTTAACCAAGACAAAACAGTAACTCCAAATGGAGATACTTACCAAACAATTAAGACGAACAAAGTAGAAAATAAAGTAACAGAAATAAATATAGGAGAGCAATCTCCTTATAAAATAATGGTTTGTACTCCTTGTCATAGTGATGTTAGTATGCATTACACACAAGCAGTATTAAAGTTTCAACAAGCGTGCTGGTTTAAAAAAATACAATGCAGCTTTACATTATTAAAATCATCTTTGGTTACTCAAGGTAGAAATTTATGTGTTGCTGAAATGTTAAACCACGAAGACAACTACACTCATTTATTATTTATTGATTCGGATATTGATTTTAATTCTGAAACTATTTTTAAAATGTTAGAGTTTGATAAAGATATTATTGGGGTACCTTATCCTATGAAGATATTAAGTTGGGATAAAATATGGAGAAGACATACCTTAAAACAAGGTGCTATTAATGATGCTAATGACTTAGCAAAAGCAGGGTTTACCTTTCCTGTTAAAGTAGAGGACCCTAATTCAATTACCGTGGACCGAGGACTTATGGAACTAACTCATGCTCCTACTGGATGTATGTTAATTAAAAGAGAAGTTCTGGAAAAAATGATTAAAGAATATCCTCACTTAGAGATATTTCAACCCACTAATATTAATGGTAAAGAAGAGAAGAAAGATAATATGTATAATCTATTTGATACCTTACATGATCCTGTTACTAAACGTTACTTTGGGGAAGACTTTGGATTTTGTCAAAGATGGACAGATTTAGGTGGTAAGGTATATGGTTACATAAATGACTACATAACTCATGTAGGAGAATACTCTTATTGTGGTCGTTTTAGAGACGATTTAGAACAAGCAACTAAACCTGTCAAAGCAGTTGACGACACTAAAAAAATCAAATAAAGTATCACATTTACAGGATTTCTACGCCTGCTTAACAATATAAATATATTTAAATTATGGCGATATCTAGATTTTTAATGAACAGACAATTACGAGCAGACGGTGGTATTATGCAAGTTGCACCCAGAGAAAAGTTTGGCTTTGGTAGTTCTTTTAAAAAATTTGTTAGAAAAATTATACCCAATGAAGTAGCAGAAGTTGCAGTAAAAGCAGCACCTTTCGTTGCACCATTTAACCCGGCAGTTGCGGCAGCAATGTCTGGTATTGGAAGCTTTGATCAAACAGGACGTATTGGAGACTCATTAAAAAGCGGAGCTTTAACTTATGGACTAGGTCAAGGCGCTAGATATTTAGGTGGCGCAGAATTACAAGGTAATCCTTTTAAAACAATTGCAGGTGACCCAACATCAGGAGCATTCAGAGGTGGTTTAGAAGGGTTTAAAGGAGGCTTTAGTTCTCCATTAGGAAATCAATCAGGTTTTAAATTAGGTAAACCAGTTGAAGAAGTTCAAGGTGTAGGCGTAGATATAGATACTACAGTGCCTTTAAAAAAACAAATTATCGATAATAAAACTTTTGGTCAAAAAGTTTTGGATCTTGGTAAAAAAGCTGGTAAAGCTATTTTTTATGATAGTGAAGGCAAGTTAGATAAGAATATATTATTAGGAGCAATAGTTGGCGCCGCCTCATATGCAGAAGCAAAAGCATTAGCAGATGAAGCAGGAGTTGAGTTAAGTGAACAAGAATACAACGATCTTGCTTATCAAGCTGAAGTAGATGCTTATCGAAAAGAACAAGCAAAAAACTTTGAAAATTTTTTTGAAGGTAAAAAAGA